GGTTTGTATAATTGGGTTGAAGCCTTCATTAACAAAGAGCTCATACTCAGGCCATTTGGGATACAAAAACTTTATATGATCATCTAAATTTACAGTTTGTGTCTCATTATCAATGAGTTGATGTAAACACTCCATGTATGTTTTGGTTTCTATAGTTGAGTTCGGGATGTAAAATGCCTTTGCAGAAACACTAGCTGAAACTCGTCCATAATAAATGGATGAACAGATAGTTTTCACTGCCTCTTTAGCACCTGGGATAAACAGTTTGTGACAAACTTTGAACTTAATTTCTTCTAAAGTTTTGGGTCTTCTCAATAATAATAAGGGGTCATCCAAAATCATTTTTTGAATCTCCTCACGATTCATAAGAGATTCTCTTTTTATTCTCTCTAGTTGCCTTATTGGTCCTATCTTAGCTTCAATCCTCAATAGTCCACCTAACATTGTGTCTCCATCTTCCATCTCCGCCATTGTTTCTACAAGGCCACCCTTCAAAACTTTGTGTGAATTAATGAACAATCTCTTTTCTACAGGGTTCATTGTTGAGTGTTCTTTATATAATAGGTAATTATGAAATTCAGGACCAAACATTATCATCAAAGATGGATTGAATATCGGATATTCACCCACCTGATATGGTTTCTTCAACACACCGATTTGTGCTAAATCATTTTGACCTCCTACATTGGTGTGATATATTGACTCACAAAATCTCTTATTCATCTGATGTGAAATCATATATAAATCTAGAGTGCCACCATTCTCAAAAATTTGTCTGGAGGATGCATATGATTCTTTCACCATTCTGAAAAATGAATCAGTGTTCACTGGGTGAACTGAAGCCACTGCAAATTTGATCAATGTTGGGTAAAAAGTCAAATTTGACATAAATAGCGAATTGAACTCACCAATAAGTGGATTTATACTGGACTTTGATTTAGAAGTCCAGCAGTTAAACAACCTCTCTGAAACCTCTTGACATCTCATGAACACATCTATTTTCTTCAGAAGCGTGGTCATCTTGTAAATTTCAATTGACATTATTGTAAATGAATCATCAGATGAAAACAAATCAGAATGATCATCATGATCGAACCCTAATTGCTCACATTTCATCTTGTACAACTCATCTCTGAATGAAATCATACATGCGTGCAGCAAGGATGATGTGTAATGTAATATCCCTTGGCCCAT